TCTAAACGCATAATTGAAAATAGTCTTTATCTTCGCTGTTTGTCTCCAAGCAATTAAATCATGACCTGTACAATCAAACAGGTAGCCATATAAAATATTTTGTTCTTCATCAAGCCAATATTTAAATAAATCTCCAGATAGATTTAAATATGGACTATAGATGTAATCTACTGCTAAATCATCTTTATCAATAAAGTCTGGTAAAGTTTCTGCTTGGTTTATTTGTGCTTTTTTTACAGTTTCTTCTAATGTAGTGCTAAAACCTAATTTGAAATTATTAAAAAAAGTGGCAATTTGTAATGTAAATAAGTCTTTATCTATTGGTGTAGCTATAAAATAATTGATGTTTAAATCTTTAAGTTTAGTATTATTTATATTTTGTTTAGATAAAAACATAAATATTGTTAAATCTTTATATGAAATACTATTCTTAACCATTAGCTCTTTTATAATTTGACAAAAAACTATGCCGTTTATTTTGTCTAAGTCATCATCAATGAATAAGACTGATGGTTTTAATGTATTATATAAGCTTAATCCTGTTATGGGATTGTCTGTTGTAAGTATTTGATGGTTATTTCCTATTTGTGATATCAATATTTTTTTTATGATATCTTTTTCCTTTGAGATAATTAATATATCCATATGCTTTATATTTCCAAAACACCAATATCTAATTTATTTAGTAATTTTTTATTGGATAGTTTTCTTATTTTATAAGGAAGATATACCACCAAATGTACTGTTTGCATATCAGGCTCTAAGATTACACGGTCACAAGATTGGAGCATTAACCATATTCCCCTACCAGAAGATTTATCTTGTATAATTTCATGCCAACAAGCATTATTATTTTTAGTTAATTTAAATAAATTATCCTTTATCATCTTTGCTTTGGTTTTATAAGTATCTGCTTTTATAGACACAATTAAACTTTTATTTATATATTTTATTGTTATATCTATTTTTGCTCTATCATAAGACTTTTTATTATATCTACAAGCATTACAAATAGCTTCTGTTATAGCTACCATAAAAAATGCAGCTTTCTCGTTATCCTTAAAATACATATAAAAGAAATCAAATAGCACTTGATGAGGATAATTTTGATAGCCAATAAAATTAAATTTATATTCCATTTTGCACCTATTTACTTTGTGTATTATTACTGTTATTATTTTGTAATTCTTCTAAATCTGCCTGTATTTCATTAAAAATGCTTTCATCACTAGGTAGTGAAATACTTACATTGTCATCATAATTAGATACTACATAAGGCATAGTTAAATTATTATAATAATCCCGTAAAGTCTTAGCTAAAGCTATATCACCTATCTTAGTTGCTTCATCTATTTGTATTAATAATTCTTGCTTTAACGGATCATTGCCATTTAACGCATTTTCAGCCATAAAATTATATCCTTGAATTTCATTGTCTAAGATATTCTCTGTATAATCTTGGCTGTTAAATTCATTGATAGCTATATTGACTTCACTATCATTAGTAGCAGCTTCACTACTATTAATTAAGTATGAATTTACAGCTACTAGACCTATTAAAATAAGTTCTTTTTTCAAATCAATCACTTTCCTGTAAATATTATTAATGGTATAACTTTGTTTTTAATATTTTTTATGGGAACTTCTCCAAAATATCTACCATCATAAGAATTTTTATTATTTAATCCGATAGGGAGAAAATAACCCTTATTAACATGATGTTTTCCATATTGAGGAATAATACTTCTACCTAGAGAATCTCTAGTAGATATATCGCCTACATATTCATCGTTAACATGAATAGCTTTATCATCTACATAATAGGTATCACCTTCTAAAGCTTGTATTTGTTTTAGTAAATAAGTATTTTTGTCTATATACTCTCTTTGTATCATAAATTGTTTTATTGTTACTGGTACTTCAAATAAAACCATGTCGCCTTTTTGATAATCTGCTTGAAAAATTTTAGGAATGACAAAATATATTCCACAAGGTACAGATGGTGATAAATTTATAGTGAAAGGAGTATATTCAAAGAAATTGAATACCAATAATAAAAAAAGAAGTAATATACAAATCAAGTTTGCTTTAAATTTGCCCATAAATCTATTCTAATATAAAAGTGGATTTTAAAAGTATCGACTTTTGAAAAAATGAAAAAAATTTTTTATCCTTATGTATCAAGGGATTGCGGGTTTAAAATGGTTTTGTGTTCGATGAAAGTGGACAAAAAAAGCTGAACTTTTTGTCAGTAACTAAAAAATGTGTTCGATTCGAACACATTTTTTTAGTAATTATATTTAATTTTTAGAATGTACTTTTAACCAAATTGTGTTCGATTCGAACACAAAATAAATATAGTAAATGATAAAAATAATCCTGCGGATTTAAATTTAAAACAATGATAAAATAACTTTTTGTCGCTTTTCTGCTCGCACTATAATGGCATTCATTCCAAAAAACAAGGGTGAAATGAATAGCTTCGCTACCCTTGTTTTTTTCCCTTCTGCCATTATCTAAAGACGTGCGAAAATCAACAAAAAAACAGTCGCATGAGTAGAAAGGAAGATAGTTGTGATTAGAGTTAATAAAAATATTGCAAGAAATCAATATAATCAAGGAAAAATTATAAGATTAATTCCTGCTAAATTAAATTTTGATACAAAAGTTTTTCAAGATGTTTATTTGGGAAAATATGCAACTACAGATTTTGATGAATTAGTAGATATATTCAAATTTGTATATTGTAAAGGGAAAAGGGGATATTATCCTAATTTTTACATTGAAAGGATTTAGTTTAGTTATAAGATTAGATATGATAAGCATTTAGCTTATCATATCTATAAACAATAAATAATGATATAATAAATAAGAGGTGCAGACAATGAAAAGAAGAACACTAAACAGATTGAATGATTATTTCTTTAAAAGGTTAATGGGAGATGATAAAAGAAGTGATTTAACTCTAAGATTTTTAAATCTTATATTAAATAGAACTTTTTAAATCTTATATTAAATAGAACAGAAGAAAATGCGTTTAAAAAAGTTGAATTTTTAAATCCTGAATAGTTGAAGGTGCTACTGATGAATGAGCCGTTATTACAAAATCAGCAAAGAGAAGATGCTATTCGAGAAGAAACAACTAAATTCAATAGAGTTAAACGAGAAGCTAAAGCTGAAGAAAAATTAGAAACTGCAATCAAATTTTTAAAATTAGGTGTAGATGTAAATACAGTTGCTAGTGGAACAGGATTAAGTTTAGATAAAGTAATAGAGATTAATCGTCAACTAAATAAATAAAATTTTATAAAAGAGTAGGTTGTATAGATATGCAATCTACTCTTTTATCTTTTATAATGACAAATGTGTTCGATTCGAACACAAATATAGTAAATGATAAAAATAATTGGATTATACTCTTTTTTGAAAAACGTGTTCGATTCGAACACATTTAATCAGCTAAATCTAAAACTTTAGCTATGACCTTTTGTCTAAAAGAATAAAGTATCTTTTTTATTTTGTGAAGAGGAATATGGTATTTTTCAGCGATTAGATTGAGATTAATAAATGGATTTTGCTTTTTATCAAATATTATTTGCTGTTCTAATTCACTCATTGAACTTATCTCTTGGAGAATTATATTGTTTATTTTTATTAGTAATTTTTCTTTTTGATATAAAATTTTTAGATAATCATAGCTAACGTCCACATATATATTATTTCTAAGCAAAAAAGAAATTTCTTCTTTGAGTTTGTACCTTAAAGAAGAAAGCATATTTAAAAGTGTCATAAACATCTCATAGGTTAGTTTTTCCATAAATAATTGTTTTATGTCATAAAATATTATATTCATCAAGAAGTTAATCATCTTTCTATTTATTTCGATTATACCGGATTTACTGATGTTTAATGACAAGGAAATTTTAGCTAAAGTATATCCTTGCTCATAGCGTAGTTTTAAAAACTCTTGATATTTAGCTGGCATTTTTTGCAAAAATTGATTTATTAAGTAAAAATCAAGATATAAGCATAATTGCCTATACCGTATCTTATAAATCAAGGGATTTTTCTTATGTGTTTGTATATATTCTTCTTGTTTGGTATTAATTCTGTTATAAGTATTTGTGTCAAAAAATAAAATCAATCTATCTTTTAGTATTTCTTTTTTTAAAAACAATATCTTATCACCTTATATGCTTTTCTAGTTTTAATAATAATTCTTGAATATTTTCTGTTGAAGAAGTCATATTTTCTAAGAATTGTTGTAAATTTTTTATATTATTTATTTCATTCATATAATCACTAATTTTACCTTCAGCTTTTTTCATTTGCATTATTAATTCTAATTTTTCTATGTTTAGCAGTTTATTTATACTGCTTTTTATAACATAGAATTTGTTATTATCTATATTTTCATCATCAAGAATGGTACGTAATTTATCTATTTCTGCTAAATATTTATCCTGTAATTTTGTTATTGTCATTTCAATTAACCTCTATTCATAAAAAAATTTCTTATCAATTTTGAAATATCTACAGATTTTAATTATGTTTGCCTCTCTAGGTATCATTGTTCCGCTTTCCCATCTATGAATAGTAGATGGATTCACTAATAAGATATCTGCAAATTCTTCTCTCGTTAAGAGTTTTTGTTCTCTTAACCATTTTATTTTTTCGCCAATACTCATAATAATTCTTTAAGTTGTTTGGTAGAAGTCTCTAAAACTTCTATTAAATCAATTAAATTTTGCCTGTTTTTCTTGCTATATTTGCAAGTATTGAACTCAAAAGCTATAGCTTTACATTTAGTGCCTAAATATACCTTACAACTAGTAACCATATTTTCCAAATCGTTAAAATTTCCTTCAGATACTAGTTTTTTTAGCACATCATTTTCTTTTTGTAAATTTGCTATTGATACTTTTAGTTGATGATAGTCTTTAGGTGGAACAATTTCTTTGACTTTAATTACTTTTTCCATATTAATTCACCTCAAACTTCTTCAAAATAATGATAGACTTTTAAAGTAGATATCATAATTTCTACTTTATGGAATTTTTTCTTGTTATCATAACCATAAATAAAGGCATGACCTTTATCATTTTGATAAAAGCCAGACCCTTTTACATAAATAGGATTACTATTCATTTTGTTAATTGCTTTCGCTTTAAATATCACCCTCTCTATTATTTTCATTGATATTTCCTCTTTCTAATTTTATATCTAAGTCTTTTTCACACTTAGCAATAAGTTTATCTAAATAATCTATAGTTGCTAACATTTTTAATCCTTTATCGTCGTCTTTTATAGTATTTAACAAGGTATCCAATTCATTTTTCTTAGTATTTAAAACACTTAAACAGGTTTCTATAGCACTGAGTTCAATATCTTCATTATCATTTTCAATGCTATTCTCTATAGTTTTTATTTTAGGGTTTGTAACTGTGTTAGGAATATTATCTTGATTAGTTGATTTTGACAATTTATCATTTTTAGGCTTTGGTGTATCTTTTTTTCCGTCCTCTTGTTTAGGACTGTAGTCTTCATTTAAATCTTCAACATTATATCCTTCTTTAATAGATTTTTTTAAATTTCTAAGTTCCCTAGTAGATATATCATCTTTTTGTTTAATTATCTCTAAAGCTTTTTGTTGTTCTTCTTCACTTAACCCTCTAAGTTCAGCAGCTTTAGAAAAAGTAAGTGTAGAATTTTCATCTTCAACAGCTTCTCTTATTTCTGGACAAAATTTATTATAATCCCAGTATCTTTGCAATTCGGCTTCAGAAATACCTATTCTATCAGCAATATTCTTTCTAAAGCGTCCTTTTTCATTTTGGACTTCTTTGGATAATATTTCTGTTAATATAGTTATTTCATTAAATCTGGTTTTAAAATCTTTTTCCCTTTGGGTATTTCTACCAATAATAGCCATTTTTTCATCATCAAGACTTTTGATAGTGTCGTTTATGAAATATGGTACTTTTTTAGAAGATAATTTGCCTTCATTAAAAGCTTGTAACGTTGCTAATTGTCTTCTATGACCAGAGATAATTATAAGTTTTTCGTCTTTTTTTATTACTTCTATAGGATTTTTGACACCTCCACTTCTAATGATTTCAGCTTTTAAATCATCAATGTTTAGTTTTCCATAAATAATTTCATTTTCTGGATTTACTTCTAGTTCATCGGCATCAATATAATCACAAACCAGTCTTAAGGATTGTTTAGTATTTGCCGATGAAAATACTTTTGCCATGTTTATATTTTTTATTGCCATAAAAACACCTCATTATGTTGAGATGAAAAGTTGTCCGAATCAGACAACTTTTCTATTTGATTTTTATTCATCATATAATAATTCATCTATAAATTTATTCATTTGTCTTGCAAATAATGAACGTGGAGATAATTCAATCATACTTTTTCTCAAGTTTATAGCTTCAAATAAACGTTTATTTGAAGCATAGTTATTGACTAGATTTATGTTAGTTTTGAAAAATTTGTATTTAGACTGAGCTTTGCTATATGTGTTTGTGATGTATTTATTCATCAACGCACCTCGTAAAATAAAGTTATTTTGAGGGTCATGTTCATTATAACTTTCATCGTATAGTTGTCTATCTTTTAATACGTTTTGAAATTGTATATCCATTTCATTTAATCCACTATTTGCATAATCGTCGGGATTAGTTACAATGATTACTTGATTAGTGGCAATTAGTGCATTATATACTGTAAAATTAATATCTGGAGCATTGTCTATTATGCAAAAGTCATATTTATCTTCTACAGATTTTAAAGCATTTTTCAAAATAAAAGTTTTATCTTCAGCATCAATTTCTGTATGCTTCATATTTAGCGGTAACAAAGTCATATTGCTAGGTAGTATATCTATAAGACCTTCTTGTATTTTTCTAGCTGGATAAATTGCCTTTTGTATATCTAAATCAGGATTTAAAAATACATCGGCTAATGTTATTTCTTTATCTTTAGCGTTAAAGAAATAACTTGCATTTCCTTGTTTATCATTATCAATAAATAAAACTTTTGCTCCAGCACTTGCTAATATATATGCTGTATTTATGGAAATAGTAGTTTTTCCTACTCCACCTTTTAAATTTATAAAACTATATGTTATCATAGAAATACCTTCCTTAATTTATAAAAATATGCTAAAATAATAGTATTATATATTGTTATTTTAGTAGTTAACAATAGGAGAAAGTCATGAGCTTTATTCATGGCTTTCTTTTTTATTTTTAAAAGCTCTTTTACAATCTTTAAACCACAAACAAACATTATTATTACAAGCTTGTTTAGCATAACAAGCTTGATTTCCTTCATTTCGTTGAATGCTATGAATTAATACTTCTTTGGTGGCTTTGATTGGCAAAGTAAATCCTTTTTCCTTAGCAAATGTTCTAATTTCTTTGATGGTCATAAAAATACCTCACTTTTAGTTGTCCGATTCGGACAAGATTTATATTTGACAACGTTTGTAAATATTAATATCACAAACATTTTCTCCTCGTGTAATGATATCTTGTGTTGTTTTACAAAAAACATCAACATCCATATCTAAATGAGTTGCTAAAATTTTAGTCAAAGTAAAATACATAGTTAATATATCTTTTTCATTTCCATCAAAGAGTACACCAATATCAGATTGACTCTTATTTGTATCATTATCTTTAAATAAAAACATTGTAATATACGATTTCAATTCTTTATTTTTCTTATTCTCTAAGATGTTTATAATTTGACTAATTACTGTATTTTTGTTGAGCATTGTATCGCTTCCTTTTATGTTTAAAATGGTATTTCTTCATCTTCTGGTACTTCACTACCAAAACTTTGAGCTTGTGTAGAAAGTGGTTTATTTTCTGTAGTTACGGCTATAGGTTTTGTTCCCATAAACTCAAGTTCTTGAGCTATAACTTCTGTAACGTAACGTTTACTTCCATCTTGAGCCTCGTAGTTGCGAACTTGCATACGACCTTCAATTAGAACCTGACTACCCTTAAATAAATATTTACTACATACTTCGGCTAATTTATCCCAAACAACGATAGGTATAAAATCCGCTGTTTGCTCTTGGTTGGTGTTATGACTAAATCTACGATTTACAGCTAAAGTAAAGCTTGCTACAGCTTTTCCTGTTTGAGTGTAACGTATTTCAGGGTTTTTTGTTAATCTTCCAGCTAATATTACCTTGTTCATGAATTAAGGTCCTCACTTTTATAATTTTTTTTTGTAATAAAATTACAGTTGATATCATATATTTTTACCGTAAAATTAATGATTTTTCCTTGTTCACTAATAACAGGGATATATTCGATTAAATGGTCTGTATCTTTGTTATATATATACATATCGCCATTTATAGTAACTAAATTTTCTTTGTCTAATTGATTAATATCTGTAGGATAAGTGTTATTTTTTTGATAATACTCAGTTATATTTTGTTTTGAAAAATTAAAATCTAAATAACTCTCATATATATCAATAATAGATGAATAAAATATATAAACAATTAAACAAATTATTATACATTTACCTAGAAAACACATAAAAAAACATACAAGATCATCTTCTTCAGATATAAAATTTAGTATAATTCTTTTAATTTTATTCATAAAAATTTCCTCATTTTGGATACTTTTTCCATTATAATAAACCTTGTTTTCTTAATTTCTCTTTGTATTTTCCATAACTCATATTATGTTTATCGGCGTCTTCCTTAATTTTATTCAATAATGCCATTCTTTCTTCAACTTCCTATTGTCTCTTTTTTGCTGCCAATGAATAGTAGTTTGGATTAGGATTAATACGATTTGTCATAGTAAAAACCTCACTTATAAATCTTCTTCTTTTATGCCTGCGTAATCGCATAACTTTTTAGGCGATATGTGATAGGTATAAGTTGTTTTACCTGGCATCTGCATAGCTATTCCAAATGGTAAGATATTTCTTTGTAGTCCGATTCGAACAAATTGCTGTGATTTACCTAATATTTCTGCTGCACGTTTTACAGTCACTTTTGCTTTTTTACACATATAATCTACTCTCCTTATTAATCTTTTGCTAAGTCTTGAAATCTTACATATTCTTTATGGAAATATACTGGAATAGTTCCTGTTGGTCCATTTCTATTTTTTGCTACAATCACATCAGTTATATTTTTATTTTCAGTTTCAGGATTGTAATAATCTTCACGATAGAGAAACATTACAATATCAGCATCTTGCTCCAATGAACCAGATTCGCGTAAATCACTCAACATAGGTTTTTTTACTTGTCTTGATTCTACACTACGAGATAATTGTGATAAAGCAATTATAGGAATATCTAATTCTTTAGCAAGAATTTTCAAGCTTCTAGATATTTCAGATATCTCTAGATTTCTATTCTCACGACGAGTACCTTCCAGTAGTTGAAGATAATCTATTATAATAAGCTTAATATCATTTTCTCGTTTTAATTTTCTTGCTATTGAGCGCAAACTCATTAAATTCGATATTTCATCGTTTATTATTAGTTTTGATTGGGAGAGTTTGTTGGATACTTTTATTAATTTTTGTGTATGTGCATCATCTAAATTTCCTGATTTTAAATTAAACAGAGGAATTAATCCATAACTAGAAAAAATTCTATGAATTAATTGATTAGATGACATTTCTAATGAAAAAAATGCTACAGGTGTATCTTTTTTTATGGATAGATAACTAGCTATATTTAAAGCAAATGCTGTTTTTCCCATACTTGGTCGAGCAGCTAAAATCATAAAATCAGAATTTTTTAAACCCTGTAAAAAACTATCTAGATCCTGTAAACCCGTTTCTAATCCTAACAATTCTCCTTTATGATTAATAATATTTTCAATATCTACATATGCGTTTAAAGTTTGTTCTTTAATATTATTTACTTTGGTTGTAACAAGTTTTTTTGTTAATTTAGATAGTAGTTGTTCAGCTTTATCTAAAACCGTTTCTGGAGTATCTATACTCTCACTATCGTAGCCCATATTTTCCATATATTCCGCAATATGAACTATATTTCTAAGCATAGATTTTTCTTTTACAATATTTATATAGTGCTTCAAATTAGCTGTAGATGGCACTTTATTAGCTAAAGATGTTATAAAAGCTATACCACCAACTTCTTCAAGTTTACTAATATGTGTTAGGTAATCTGTTAATGTAATAATATCTATAGCTTTTTTTGTGGTATTTAGGTCAAGCATTACTTTAAATATCGTTCTATGACTTTTTCTATAAAAATCTTCAATATCTAATAATTCAGAAACTCCATATATTGTTTCTTGATTTATTAAAATAGACCCTAAAACAGCTTCTTCTGCTTCAATGTTTTTAGGAATTTCTCTTTTTATCATTGTATACACTCCTTTCTTGGTATATACTTATATTAGAACTATTTTTATTTATGCTCGTTTTGATTATTTATCAAAACGGGCTTTTTTTATTCTCTTTACTAAATCAAGATTAAACTTAATATCTAACTCCATGAATAAATTCAAAGAAATATTGTCTCTTTCTATCATGGCATCTATAGATTGTAAGAGAATTTTTTTGTCTGATTCAGATAAATCTTTATTACTATTCTTATTAAAAAGTAATTCAGGGAGTTTATTCATTGCTTCATCAGCCTTTTTATCATAGATTTTTAACTCTAAAAGGCGAGCTTGGATATGTCTATCCGTCTTACGATATCTAAACAGTCTATTTAAGCCTGTTGCCTGCATAGCCATGCTTGCTGCTGCTATAAAATTGTTTTCAGCAAATTTTCTCATTTTCTTTGCAGGCAAAGTCCTTTTGCCATGTAATGCCTGATATATTGCACTTATAGAGCAATTTAACTCTAAAGCTACAGCTTTAGGTGGCTTATTAATCGACATAATAGCCAGTTGTATCATATCAGGTAAATCGTTAATAAGATTAGGTTCAATCATAAAATACTGCTCCTATTTGTGTAAATAATACACATTTTTTATACCAAAAATAGTGCTATATTAATTTTAATCTATTTCATTTTCTAACAATTTTAGCTGTTTTTCTAATTGCTTTTGAGATTTATTATTATTTTCTTCGTGTTTTTCGTTGGATAAATTTTTATATTCTTGTGTTTTTAAGGGATAATTTCTATCACAGGCTACAAAAAGCCATGCAGATATATTTTCTATCTTAATACCTCGTTTTATCTCTATCTCTAAATTTTTTAACTGCTTAAAAATTAAATCATCATCAAATTTCTTTTGAAATATTCTTAATGTGTTTTCATCAATACTATATTTCTTAAAAAGATTTAATATTTTATTTAAAATATTTTCTTCTTGATTTTTAATGATAATCTCATTTTCAAGTTCAGGTGAGTCTACATTATGCTGTTCTAATTTTGGTATTCTATCCGTTCGTGGTTTTTTCTCTACCATTTTTACATCTGGTAAAATTTTTAATAACAAATCCTTATATACACTATTTGTTTTCCGATCAGCTCGTATTGTGTTATGTAAAAGCCAATCATTCACATAGACCACTTTATTTTCAGGATCTAACATTGTTATAAAATTTTTATATATTAACAAATTTAAATCATCATCAGCTCCTTTTGTTAATCTTAGAACTGTACCTGCTTCTACAACACCATCATCATCTGCGTGTAATATCAGATAAGTATATAAATCTCTTGCAGATACAGACATTTTTAAAAATCTTTCACTATCGTAGATTAATTTGCTGACCATTCGTCTTGTTTTCAAATAAAAACACCTCACCTCACTTTGATTTTGTCAAACACTAAAATACTAATTTGGCAATTAAACCAAATGCTTTAGTGTCTACAATTTGTTAACTATTTAAGCTAGCTTATTATATTAATTTAGTTTATATTAGCTTTAGCTTAGCTTGTGCCGTCCCATAAAAGTGCAACTATTTGTTAACTTTTTATAATGCTATCTTATGGGACAGTTCCATTAAAAATTAAGGATAGTTTTTAATAAATTCCATTCATCTTTTGTAGGTGTTTCTAATCCATTTTCTACAGCAATATATCTGTTTTTATCAATTTGTGTAAGTATACAAATATCATCTACCGATAGTTCTTTTAATTGTCGTTGTTCTTTAAGTTTAACTTCTTTACTATTAAAAAAATCTTCCCATGGAAAATTTAAAATTTTACTCAATTTTTGAGCTAATTTTACAGATGGCGTTCTTTTATGTGATTCTAACATTACATAATAAGATTTAGAGATGCCTATTAATTTAGATATTTTGTCTTGCGTTAAACCCTTATTTTGTCGTAGGTATTTTAAATTAACTGACATTGGATACATTAACCTCCCTTGATACTATTTGTTGTATCTAATAATACTATTTGTTGTATTTATTATATGATACAATTTGTATTATGTCAATATAAAAAACAATACAAATTGTTGTATATAATACATTTTGTTGTAGTAATACAATTTGTTGTATATAATACAAATGAGGTGATTTTAATGTTAACAGATAAATTAAAAGAACTCAGATTATCTTATGGATTTAAGCAATCTGAATTAGCTGATAAGTTATCTATATCTACATCTAGATATGGTCAATATGAACGTGGAGACCGTATGCCAGATTATAATATGCTTGTAAAAATTGCAGATATATATAATATTTCATTAGACTATTTATTAGGTCGAAATATTCAAAAAATAGATGAAATAGATCCATTTATAAAAAAAATAATAAAATCAGATTCTGAAACTAAAGCATCTGTGGAGCAGTTTTTAAATTATTTACTTTATGAAAAAGAACGTAAAAATAAAGAAAAAGAAGATAATAACATAAAAAAAAATACAGACAACGAGATAGCAATTTAAAAATTTTTATCTCCGTCTGTACATGAATGGATTAAAAAACATTATTTCGAGTTATTTAGTAGGGATGAAGAAGATGATTAGATATACTTCAGATAGAAAATATGCAAATGTAATAAAAGACTTAAACAGAAAATATAATGAAAGATTTTTCAATCTTAATAATAGAAATGTTGCAGGTTATGATGTTGCTAATAAAGTATGGTTTTTTGATGAGAATATTGTAGATTATAATGATTATTTAAGATATGCAAGATTTACTCCTGAACAATTAAAATACTTAAGACATTTTTCTACAAATTTAACAAACTTATTTCAAGAAATAGATTCTAAAATTGATTTTCAAAACTTTAATACTAGATATAAATTTGAAGGTGATGTTTATTCTGTATACAAGTCAGATACTACTACTGTTATATATTTGACTGATTCTGTAAAAGGAACAGAAAAACTAAGAGTAGTATATTATAAGCCATTTCATGATGATTTAGAAAATACTAGAATTTTAGTAACAGGTAGTTTATCTATATATAAAGGACATGGAGAAATTCAATTATTGGCTGATGCAATCTATGTTACAAGAAAAAAAACCAAGTATCAGCAACAAATTGATACCTGGTATGATGAAATTTATAAAATGGATATATCACCAGAATATGAGCAATATTCTTTTTCAGATATTCGATATATGGGAGTTATTTCCAATAATAAAACAGGAAAAGGATATCATGATTTTAAATCAATACTAAAAAATACAAATTATATAATAAAAGAACGTTTTACAACACTTACTGCGGAGAATATTGCTAAAGAAATAAAAGAGCTTTATGAAACGGAATCTGTTGATTGTATTTGTATTATTCGTGGTGGTGGAAATAAATATGATTTATTGGATTTCAACAATCCTTTATTAATAAAAACTATGTATGATTCAGGTTTGTTTATTTTTACAGCAATCGGTCATACCAGTGATAATCTAATTTGTAATAAATTTGCTAACTATAATGCTAGTACACCAACTGCATTAGCGATGCACTTTAAAAGATTACAATATGCTGAAGTAAATAAACAAAAAGAAAATGAATTATTATTAGCAAAGAATGATAATAATAAATTACAAGAAATAATCCAAACTTTACATTTAGAAAATGAGAGATTAAAAAGAAAAATTAATGACCTTATTGATGAAAATGAAAACTTAAATGAACAATTAAAGAAATCTAAAAAAGGGTTCTTTAGTAAGTTATTTGGTTGATATTACTTAAGTTGATTAATATAATTTATTCTTTATTTCGTGCATAAAAAAAGACAAGCTTTTCGCTTGTCCTTATGGTACAATATGAAACGGAGAATAAATTGATGTGTCGGTTCTCTCTCTAACGAGGGAGGTGGTAAATATGACAACTTATGAAGTTTTATCATTGATAATTTCTTTATTAAGTCTGATATTTACTATTCTTTCTTATCTCAATTAAATTTGAAATAAAAAAGAAGCCGTCATAACGGACAGCCTCTTCTTCACTTTACGAATTTTCCAGAAGAGGGCTGACGTGGCGAAACATCAGTTTATTCTCTTCTTTTAGTTAATCATATCATAAGTAATAAAATTAATCAAATAAATTCTAAAATAATAAAAGGTGGAATTTATTATGAAATTACCAAATGGATATGGTTCTGTATCCAAGCTTTCTGGCAAAAGACGTAAACCCTGGATTGTTAAAGTTACGAAAGGTTGGACAGACGATGGAAAGCAAATCCGTATGGTTTTAGGAACATTTAAAACTAAGAGTGAAGGACTAATTGCTTTAGCAGAATATAATAAAGATCCCTATGATATTATAGAACGAAGATATACACTAGAAGATTTATATAATATGTTAGCTGAACAAAGATTAAAAAATAATCAGAAAATGCCATTAGCTGCGTATAAACACTGTTCTAAATTACATAAAATGCAATTTAGGGACATAAAGACTGCACATATTCAAGAAATAATAGATAATTTATCTCTTGGATATGCTAGTAAAAAATCTATAAAAAATTTATTTAGTTTGTTATATAAATATGCTATGTCTTTCAATTTAGTTGACAGAAATTACGCTAAATTTATTAAACTTCCATCAGAAATAAAAAGCAATAAACACAAACCTTTTACTGAAGAAGAATTGGAAATTTTATGGAAAAATGATGAAGATTATGTTGTTAAAATTGCTTTAATATTAACATACACAGGCCTAAGACCAAGTGAATTATTAGATATTAAGCGAAGTAATGTTTTTTTGGATAAAAAATATATTATTGGTGGAGCAAAAACAAGTATGGGGATAAATAGACGTATTCCTATAGCAGAAAAAATATATCCTTTTATAAAAGATTTTTATTATATAGCTGATGAATTTAATAATCCATATCTAATTACAAGTAATAAAAAAAGATTGCCATATGCTACTTTAGCTTATAAATGGCGTAAGTCAGAAATTTCAGCTATAAAAAACCATCTTCCACATGATGGACGACATACTTGTAATACATTACTAGATAATGCAGATGTAAAAGAAAATATAAAAAATCTAATATTAGGACATGTAGGGAAAACCATTAATGAAAAAGTTTATACACATAAAACTATTGAACAATTAAAAGAAGCTATTGATTTAATCTAAAATATGTGATGAATGTTGTCTATTTGTTGACTACTATTTAATTTTTAAAGAGTTTTATGTGTTTTTTAGAGATTTTTTATAAAAAGAAAGCCTTTAAATACTTATATTTAAAGGCTTTCTTTAATTACTTAATTTAAACACTTGTTAAAGTTAAATCTTCATCTACAAAATCGCTTTCATTGCAATAATAGTATTCAAATACAACACTTGTTAAAGTTAAATTTAAAAAAGCCGTTTGAATTTGTATATAAAGAAAATATATTCAAATACAACACTTGTTAAAGTTAAATAGGGCCACCGCTGATGAAACGCAGAAATTTGTAAAATTCAAATACAACACTTGTTAAAGTTAAATGAACATTAAATATTATCATTTACAACAAATAATAGAATTCAAATACAACACTTGTTAAAGTTAAATAAAAGATAGCACAGTATTAGCTCATTTAGTGCTATCATTCAAATACAACACTTGTTAAAGTTAAATATATTTGGTATAGCATGGCCATATAAATTTAATGTAATTCAAATACAACACTTGTTAAAGTTAAATTTATATTCCCCATTTTAAATATATTAGCGAGGAATTATTCAAATACAACACTTGTTAAAGTTAAATGCTAGAAAAATCAATCTTTATGATTTTCATTATACTATTAAAAGTATTGACATACAAGGATTTTAGTTGTTTTTTACCAGCGATAATAGGATTTTTGGAGATTTTATAAAAAGGTTTAATTTTCAAGCTTTAGAGGAGTTTTGTTTATTTTTAGCTGGTAATTTTATGGTAAATAAAATTTTATTAAGCAAAAAACAAAAAGCAACTATCATTGATAGTTGCTTTAATTTTATAAATCATATGGTGAACCGCATGAGTTAAGGTGCGAACTTTTATATAATTCGTTAATATCAGAGTAAGTCACGTCTTTATCACTATTATTCAGGTTATAGACAATACATATTTTGTCGGAGTAAATATAAATTTTATAGATAAAGCAATCAATAATTTGATTATAGAAAGAAACATCAACTCTTTTATTATAGAATACATTTAACATATAAATGATTTGTTTTTCAGATAATAACCTATTACTATTTAATTGTTGGGTAGATATTTCAAGTTCTAATTTATATTTTTCTTGTTCTAATTGTTCTAGTCTATCTTTAGTTGAAGTTGTGATAATACCTGCTTCAATGGCATTCATTAGATTATTTATTTTAGTTTTTGTGGCGGTTAATTGTTTTTTTAGCATTAATAATATATCATTGATTTTATTATCTGCTTGTTGTATTTCAAGACATTTTTTAGCAATCATTTTAAAATGCTTAGGATTTAATATATCTTTTACTGTATATTGGATAATTATATCTTCAAGAAGCTCTTTACGATACTTTTTTTGCTTACAATGTCTATTGCTACAAACATAATAGTGATATTTTACTTTAGTTTTGCTAGTGCCTGTTTTACCAGTCATAGAATGTTCACATAATCCGCAAAATAATTTACCAGATAATAAATAGTTAACTTTAGCCCTTGTAGTATGACGGCGATTAAAAAGAATACGAGATTGAACTTTATTGAATAAAGCTTCATCAATTATTGACGGAATGGCATCTTTGACACATACATCTTCTAATTCATATATGCCAATATATTTTTTGTTAGTAAGCATACGATTTAGAGAAGAACGATTCCATTTACGACCTTTTCCAGCATAATTAGGTAAAGTATTCAATTCATTGAAAATATCAATAGCTCGTCTACCTTTAGCATAATCTTCAAAGATTTTTTTTACATAAGGTGCTTGTTCATCATCGATTACATATTTTTTATTTACGATTTTATAACCAAAAGGACAAGCTCCACCAAAGGATAAACCTTTTCGTATATTTTCTTTGATACCACGTTTAACTTTCTGGCTAAGTTCAGCACTATAATATTCAGCAAAACCTTCAAGCATAGACTCAAGAATAATTCCTTCAGGTCCATCAGGAATATTTTCTTTAGCATAAAAAATCTTGATGCCATTTTTCTTCAATTTTGCTTTATATACAGCACTATCATAACGATTACGAGCAAAGCGGTCTGTTTTATAAACTAATATAGCATCAAAAAGACCACTAGAACTATCTTTTATCATTTGTAAGAAAGAAGGTCTATCGTCAGTTTTACCACTTAAAGCACGGTCAATATAATGTTTAATAATAACCATATCATGCGTTTTAGCAAATTGTTCACATTCATGAATTTGCCCTTCAATAGATTGTTCATTTTGTTTGTCACTAGAATAGCGAGCATAGATAATTGTTTTTAACAATGGAGGCACATCCTTTTATAAAAATAGTCGATATCCCAAATATGGATATCGACTATAGATGATTAATTTAAAGCATTGGCGAGCTTACCTTTTAAAGGACCAGTAACATAGATTTTGAAAGCACGTTTACCATAACTTTTGGCATATCTTTTGATACCATTTTTATCAATAAAGCTAGCACGAAAAATAAAAGATCCATGTTTATCTTTATTCATAGGTCATTTCTCCTTTCCAGCAACTATTGCCAGAAAGGATATGTAATGATATAATAAGAGAGCTAAGATATATATTATATATTACATATTTTTTCATGGCTATGTCACAACAAACAGTTGATAAATAGCCATTTTTATAGGGGAGTATCAGAACTCCCCTACAAACTGTTAT